TTATTGTCCGATCACCGTGACCGTGCAGGTTTCCGCGCTCATGCCCGCGTTCGCCGGGAGCGTCAGCACGGTCGCCGAGCTCGTCGGATTATAGGTGCCGCAGGTGTTGCCGCCGCTGCCGCCCTCCAAGATCGTCGGATAGGTGCTGAATGCCGCCGGATAGGTCGCAGTCTGCGCCGTACCCGTTTCCTGGTAGGCGTTCAGATAGCAGGTCGCGACCTTCATCGTCCCCTGCATCGACTCCGAACAAGTCGCCGCGCCTGCCGTCGCCGTGCCAGTGAGTGAAATCGCGGCCGATACGGAGACCAGCCCGGTCGCGGCAACGCCGGTTATCGTGTCGTTGATTTCGATATACCTCGGCATCCCCTGACCACCGCCCGCCGTGGTGAAGGGCGCAAGAAATTGCGTCAGCGGATAGCCACCGTAGGTGCCGTTGGTCCCCGTCCACGGCGAGGAGAGCGGCGAAAACAGGTTCCCGATACTCACCGTCTGACCATTGGTGGCTATATTTCCGGTGAGAGCATTGCTCTCGAGCGTGTTCGCCACCCCGTAGCCGGCGAAATATATGGAGTAGCCCGCCGGACCATTGGCCTGCTCATAGTTCAATCCGACCAGGCGCACGATGCAGCCGGTGTTATCCGCGAGCATCTGTGCGTCCGGCTGACCGCCTTCCCAATCCACCTGGCAGTTGTTGTAGCCGCCCGCGTTCGTGCCTATCACCGTTGCGCCCATATCCACGTTGCGGATGAGCAGATGGCCGTAGGTGCCGAACCAGCCGTAGTCCCTGTTGCCGATTTCCCCACCGTAGAATCGCTCGTTGTCGGTCTGGGTTGAGTTGCCAACAAAACAGGCGAAGCCGCCCACCCCGGTCGGAAGGTTCACACAGGCGAAGTCGTCCCATTCCATGTCCTCGACGTTGCCCAGGCTTCCGTTGTCATCAAGCGTCCAGCCGATGCCAACCTGCGCAACCGAGTCGTGCTCATAGCGCCCGTTGGTCAACGGCTGCACGGACCGCCCAGCAGGATTGCCGCCCGGTCCCGCACTTGCCCGATAGTTGTCATTTGACCAAGCCAGCCCCGGAGTGTTGCCCGGGCTGCCGGGGACCGAAAGATTGCTTATCGTGAATCCGGCGCTGCCGTTCATGTTGAATACGATCCCGCCGGTTGGCCCCTCCCATCGAATGCTCGCGTTGGCGTTGTTATTAATGACCGCCCGAGATTGCCCACCGAACGCAATCCCCGCCGTGCCATAGAACGAGAGCGCCTGCGCCATCGGGTAGAAGGTCGAACAGTAGGGTAGTTCTATCTTCGCCACCGGCTGCGCGCCAACCGGCTGCGCCGCGAGCAGCGCCGCCGCGAAGGCGGGCTCGTCGTCGTGAGTCATCAGCACAGTCATGCTCTGCGATGGAGCATTTGTGAGAGTAACATTGGTTCCGTTGATCGTTGTGATCTGCGTGAGCAAGTCAGCAGGTCTTGCGCCCGAGGGCAGCGCGGTTCCCAGGTCCTCATCGCTGCCGAAATGGTTTCCCATGTCGTCCCAATACTGAGCAGTGGCGACAATCTCACCGACCGGACGCGTCGTCGTTACATGAATCAGGGTCGGCGTGCAGCTTGCCCCGTGACAGCCGTAGACGAGCGTTCCGATCACATTAGGGTCGTTGGTCCACAAAATGCGGTTGTAGTTGTCCACCGAAAGGACAGCCGCACCATTGGTCATCGTGACCGGCGAACTCGGCGCGCTCCATGAGCCGTTCGGAGCGACGTTGACGATCTTGTAGGTGTAGGGCGTCGTGCAGGTGGCGTTGTGGTATGTGCTGGCGCTCGTGTCGGCCTCACAGGATTGAAGGTCATAATCGGTGGGGAAAGTGTGTACTATCGGAATCGGCGCGGGATTCAGCCCGTAGCTATACTGCAACACGCTGGTTATCGCGGGCGTCGCAAGCGCATTTGCTGCTGCCGCGTGCGCAAGCTTCACGTACTGCCCGATCTTAAAATCGCCGATCGCGCTGACCGTGACCACTGGATTGCTCGCAGTCGTCGTCGCCGACTCGGTGGTGTCCGAGCAGATCGCACCGTAGCTCGCGGCATTGAGCACGCCGTTGAGGCTCATGGCGTTGATCTGGTCGCCGCCAGCGCTCGTGCTGCCGTTGATTGAGTGACCGCCCGCGAGCAAGTTCTGAGTGAGCGACGCCGGCCACGCGGTGGCGGCGCAACTCCACAGGCCGCCCTGTCCAAATGCGAATGCGCCGCTGCCGCCGCTCACGCATGGCGTCGCGCTCTCGCAGTCCTTGCAGAACAACAGCATCCCGTCCTGTTCGGGCGGCAGATTGGCGAACGCCGGGCCGGCTATCGAAGGCGCGATCGGCTGGGCACCCGAAAATCGATCGTTGATCGCCTCACGGAACTGCAATCCCGCGCCCACGCCCGTGAAGTTGGGAATAGGCTGATAGGCTCCGGGCGGTGGCAGATTCTGCGCGTGGCAGGGGATGACCCCTGCACCCAACGTTAAAACCGTTGCAACGGTGCGCAGCATTAAGGCCACGCTCCGATGTCGCGTGCGGCCGCTGCGGCGGCAACGCAGTATTTTAAGGTTCACTTTTGTTGCTCCATTTCACTGGCCTGCCGTGCCAACGGCTAGAAGCCGATCGCGAGCCAGTAAAAGCCTTGCGAGGCATCAGTCGAGTCGGTTCCCATATTGTTGTTCCAGACCCAAAACTGCGAGGCGGTCGGGAAGTAGCTGGCGCTGACCATAGCAATATCATCGCCGGACGCGGCATGACCCGGCGACTCCGGCGTCAACGTAACCGGCATGAAGACTTCGCACGCGTTGGGAAAAGCGATCGGGAAGGAATACGGCCCATACAGTCCCTCGCCCTGCTTGGTGCCCCAGTTCACCAGACCCCACTGGATGATGTACTGCACGAGCCCCTTGTTGATGTCCGCGACGGGGATCTTCAGGTAGCCGCTGGGCGCCATCAGCCCGGTGAACAGCGCCTGGAAGGCCTGCAACACGCCGATATTCGAGATATTTACGTCCTGGCGCTGTTTCAGAAACGCGGTGCGATTAGCCAGTTGCTGATGCGGCTGATTGGAAATACCGCTCCCGCTGAAACTCGCGCCGCTGGCAGCGCCTTCGACCGGATCGGTTGCTTGAATTTGATACACCTCATTGGAGGTGAACTCGGCTGCGTCGATTAGTGTAGCCATTGACTACCTCAGAAGGTAAGCGTCCACGTACCGCTGATACTCATTGCCGCGCCAAAGACTATTGGCGCTATTGTCTTGCGCGCGAGCATCGGCGTCGGCGCGGTCGTTCCGGGCAGTCCTGCGCCGGCATGATTGGCGAATATCGCCAGCTCCTGAATGGTTATCCCCTGCGCGCCAGTGTCCGCCGTCGTCAGCGACCAGTTGAAGGTCACGCTGCCGTTGCCGTCCTCGCTGTGACTGTCGAGCACCTTGTAATATGCGCGGGCGGTCAGCGCGCTGTCGCTCACCGTCGGGGCGTTCGATCCCGAGCCGAATCCCACGGCAGCCGCGAATTCGCCGCTGGTATCGCCTCCGAGCAGCGCCGCAAGCGCAGGCAGCCCGGCGTTCACGAAAAGATTGCGACCCTCGTATTTCCACACGATACGCCCGTGCTGGACAAGGCGGAATCGCACGATTCCAATCGGCCTTCTCATTTTAACCTCCGTGCAAAACGGCTGCGCCGTTGACGATCAGCGCCGAATCCGCAACCGCGGGTTCGTTGGCGCCGTAAGTAATGCCGCTGTGCAGATAGTGAGCGTCGTAAACGGGAACTATCGGACCGTACGCATCGGTCAGCGGCGCCGGCCCGATCGCGAGCTCCAGCGCGGCGTCATTGGGCACGGGCGCCGCCTCGATCTGGTACTCGGCAATTCCGCCGAGCGTCAACTTGTCTGACGGCACCGGCCCCGCGTCGGAAATCGCCGGCGCCACAAACCATATTGAGTCCATCCACGCGCGCGCCGGTTTGAAAAACTTAACTGCTGCTGCTGCGGTGGATGCCGCGCCATTTGGGACACCCTGCCCGGCCGCGAGATTGATCATGACCCGGAACACCGCCCATCCCTGGTTCGACGGGTACGCATCGCCGCCCCAGGTCGACTGTCCTTCGAGCAGCGTCACCTCCGTCCAACCCAACGACGCGAGCGCCTGCTTGATCGCCCACGGCGTACCGCGAAATCGATGCAACGGGATCGCGCTCGTGAGCAGTTCGCGCTCTGTCGCCTCCGTCAGCGGCTGCTCCGAAACCAGGCCGCCGGATTCGATCAGATTGTCCACGTCGATCAGCAAATCGATGTTCGTAAGCGCGTCCACCCCGAGCGACACCGGCGCGATTAATTGCCACAGCGGCGACAGGATGTCGAATTGCCACGCCAGAAACGGCAACGCGCTTTCCACCACCGAGTCGATTCGGTAAACCAGCAGCGTCGTGAGATCGAGCGCCCCGAGCCGCGCGATCAGCGTGAGCAACGCCTGCGTGCGCGTATCGTTGATCGACGGCGCGGCCGAAAGCTCGGGCATCAGCTGTGCTCCGTGCTGAAGGCCGTCGCCAGCGAGATCGCCGTACAGTTCGCCCACTGCCCGGCCGCAAGCGTGGTCAGCACCGGCGTCGCAAGCGCCACGCCATAGACACCCGCGACCGACAGCGCCGCAATTATCTGGCTCGGCACGACGTCGCGCTGGATCTTGGATGCGAGCTCAAGCGCCAACTCCTGCACCGCGGTGGTCGCCGCGGCGATTGTCGCGGTCGGATCCGCATCCGAGTAGAGCGTCACGGTCGCGGTGATCTGGTAGTCCACCTCGGTCACCGCAAGCGCGTTGACGGTGTCGGTGAGCGGACGCACCGTGTCGGCGTTGAGCGCCGCCGACACCTTCGCCAGCAGCGCGGAGTTCGCGACTCCCGCACTATTTGGCGCCGGCGCCGGCTGCACTGTAATCGGTCCGGTCAGCACGTACGCGTTCACCGATCCCGGGGAAGGACTGACAATTTGCGCGTCGATGATCGACGGATCGGCGCCGATCGCAAAAAACCGGTACGCTCCGATCGGACCCGCGACGCTGAATTGATTTGGCGCAGCCTGAATGCGCGTGCGCAGATGATCGTCTGTTTCCGGCGCCGATCCGCCCGTGGTCGTGCTCGTATTGGTCACGCTCGCGATCAAGGTATTCGGATTGAGCTGGACGTTGATCTGCCCCGCCAGGTATCCATTCGCAGCCGCTCCTGGAGTTGTCGCCGCGGCTGCGACACTGGCGGTGGTTGCGCCCGCCGCAATCGTGATCGTCGCGCTGGTCGCGAAAGCAAACTGCCCGTCGTTCGTGCCGGCCGGCGTTCCCGTGGGAATCGTGAACGGCACCGTCAGCGCGCCGGCCAGCGTGAATTGGAGCGTCGTCACCGCGGGCTGCGACGCCAATCGGGTGACGCCCAGCAGTTGACCGAGATAATCGAGCATCGGGAACGACGCGAAGGCGAGCAGATTCTGCTGGCCCGCATACTGGATCGCGTCGCGCACCAGCGATTCGCGGTACGCATACAGATCGATCAACAGGCGCTCGACCTGCGCCGGATAAAGCGTTCGGCCCGCGGCTGCCTCGAACTCGGCAATCATGTCGGCAAGGATCAGGTTTGGATTGAGCCCGTCGGCATCGTTGACGAACACCGGCGGCGGCAGCGATGGTATTCCCGCACTCATCAACTCATCCTTTCATCGCCGTCGGCGCGGCCCGCACTAGACCGTCGCTCCGGGGATTGTCACGGTCGTGGTCTGAACCGCAGCCGCATTGACGCCCAGCTTGAGCTGCCAGTTCAGCGTCACGTCGAGATGCGCGCCCGACTGCGTGCTCCCGTCATTGACCGGCTGCGCCGTCACCGAAACCAGAGTTACCCGCGGCTCCCAAGTCGTGATCGCCGATGTCAGTTCGCTCACAATTGCGGGCAACGCCAAGCTGATCGGAAAATCGATGTACCGCCAGATATTTGCGCCAAAAGTCGGCCGCAGCGGATCGCTTCCTCGCGGTGTCGTTACGATTATTCCCAGGCATTGCTCGACGTCGGCGATCCCTTGCACAACTTCGCCGATGGCTCCCAGAGCTAACGACCAATCAGCCGACTTGATATCCGACAGTGCGATCGCGTCCGTCGCCATCGTCATCCCGCCAACACGTCGGTGCTTGCCGTCACGATCGTCCCTGTCGCCTCGCCCACTTGAACTGTATCGCCCAGCCGTGCAACACCAGCCAACTGGCCGGTTCCGAGCTGCACCTGCCCCGCCGCCTTGATGATGACGTTGCCGCTCGCGTCGATCTGTATCTGCGCGCCGTTCGCCGTAACATTGAACGCTGCGCCTTGAGGAAGACTCACGCTCAGAATGTGCTCGGTGCCGTCGTATTTGATCTCGCCCTGATCCTGAAACTTCAGATCAAGAAGATGAGCGTGAGCGTCGTACTTGATCTCCGTGGTGTCCTGGAAAATGAGATCGATGAGGTGCGCGACGCGATCGTAATCGATGCTAGTGCCGTCCTGGAACGCGAGATGAAACTTGTTGGCGCTGTTCACCGGCGCCACGTCTGCCTCTGAATAAATCGCGCCCAGCACCGCGCCTGCCTCATCGCGCATATCCATCAGGCATACGACCTGTTCGCCGATGTCCGGAATCCAATACGCCTTGTCGTTCTGCGTCTTGGGAAAAACAACTGGCAGCCACCAGCTGACCACATGGTCGTAATCCGGAAACACCACGCGCACCTTTGCCCGCGCCGTGTCCTGCTGCTGCACGATCCCGACCCGGAAAATGGAATTCAGCGCGGCAAATCTCTCACGGTATTCGATTATTTCGTTCACGCGTTTATCCGCCGCGCTGCGATTGATGTTGAATAGCCTGTCGCTCGCGCCAAATGATGCTGCGCCGTCTCGATTAAGTATGTTCCATCAAGCACGCCCCATCCGCTGAGCTGTACATTGTTTCCCGCCACCAGCACCGTGTTCCCCGGCCCCTCCAGCGATGCGTCCACAAACAACATGTTATGCAGATGAAGTGCGGCTTCGGCCTTCACCAGAGCTTGCTGCGCATTTTCGCAGCGCGCGACGATCTTGAGCGTGTCTCCCGTCGGAGAAGGCGGGTCCGCGGACACGGACTGAGTAATCAGTTGTTTCGTGTCAGGATCGAAGTACGAGACTTTCGCACCATCGTAGATTCGGCGCGCCCGGTTCCGGAATGAAAAACGAATTGCATCCGATCTCGTGATCGTTACCACTGCGGGTACGGACTCGAGCACCGGCCGCGCGTAAAAGACCAACTGCCCTCCGCGCACTGTGAAGTCGAAGTTGTGCTCTCGCGCAAGGCGTTTCAGAAATTCCAAATCCGTCTGTCGCCGTTGAGTGACCCGCGCAAACATCACATCGCTCTCGGACTCGGATGACGCCGTCACCATTGCCAGCCCGTACTTCGCCGCGATTAGGCCCGCTATTTCCACGATGCCCATGTTCTCATACGCCGCAGTATTAGCTGTGCGCATCGCCGGCGTGATGTATGCCGCTAGGCAGCGCAGTCTCATCACGTCGGGCGGACCATCCAATTCAAGTTCGTCGATCTGAAATTCGCCGCAATCCAGCAGGGCCTCGCCGCTATAGCCAATTTGCAGACTGACTACGTCGCCCAGCGCCGGATACCAGGGTCCTTGCCATCGCTTCGTGGAATCTTCGAGCTCAACTTCCAGATCACCTGAAGCACCATCGAGTTGATCGACATATCTGATCGCAAGAACCATTTGCGATACATCGGCCGCAATATTCACGCCTAAATAACTTAGTATCCACTGCGGCGAACGAACTGGATTCGATACCGTCGCAGCCATCACGCGCCCGCCGTTTGAGATAACTTCCAGGGCGGCAAGTCGACCGTGACCACCGCGCTCTTTTTCAGGATCGGCACGGCGATCGATATTCCGGCATCGAACACCGGCTCGACCGGTACATTCGGATTAGCCATTATGATCGGCAAATAGTCAGTCGGATCCCCATAGTATCGCCAGGCTAACAGGTCCCAGCGTTCACTGGCCCTCGTAATGTGAAGTATGAACTGTCCAGACGGCGTCATCGCGCGGCGCTCCTCACGATAACTGCGGCGGGCACGTCGTCCGCTTCAAGATTGGGACCGCTTGTGCCTGTCGCGGAAGGGATACTGAGCAATGCCGACACGCCCGGCGTGGATCCGTCCGGCCCGCTGCCGGCGGTTCCGGCCGACCCCGTCGTGATCCCCAGCGGAGAAAATGTCGGTACGGGCGCGCTCGAGGCAAGCGCCTGGTCAGGTATCCATTCTTTGAGCGTGAGTGCGACCCTGATCGCAAGTAATCCGCCGAGATCCGACATCTGCATCGATTTCACTTTAATCGATTCGATCACAAACAGACCGAGGTAGGTTCCGACGCCGAAGACCAGCGGCAGTGCGAGATGCAGTGCAGCCGTCGCGCGCAATAACGCCAACTGCACACCGGGATTCGTGAACGACGAGTGCCACATCAGCTCGAGATTCAGCCGCTCGAGATCTTCGCCGACCCATTGCAGGCGCGGCTTGCTTTCAATCACCCGCTGCTCGGAAAAACCGTACGTTTCTTCCGATGCGTATCCTTCCGGAGAGCCGACCACCTCGAATTGAATGTCGCCCAATGCTGCGAACAAGTAATCGCTCCTCAGAACTGCGCGCGCTCGCGCCGCGCTGATTCACGTTTGAGTTGATTGAACAGTTCCTCGCGATGCGCCCGCAGTGCGCCAAGCGCATCACGCTCGACATTGCCGCCCGCCGCCGGCCCGTTGATCACAACCGTCGGCGACGAGTTGATAGTGATCCCAGTGCGTACGCTGCTGTTATTCGGACCGCGAGCTTTGCCCGGTGGTTCCGCAAACTCCCGCTGGGAGAGATTTGCGGGTGGAATCACCGCGCGGATCGATGAGGCGGTGCGCGCGCTCGCGAGGAAGCCCGCCCCGGCAGACGCCGCTCGTTCTGCTTCGAGACTTCCGCGCGATCGACTCGAAACTCGCCCTGCATCTGATCTTGGCGACGATTCCGTAGCGGCGACAACCATCGTCTGCGCGACTTTGATCGCGTGGTGCGCCCGCTCGGCAAAACCGCTCGAGCTCTTCAATCCGGATTCTGTCGCGCGCCGCGCCGCAGTGAAACTCGCCCACGCTGAACTTCCCGATTCAAGCGAGCGTTCAACCCGCGGCAGAGCACCCGCCGCAAGGGACAATTGCTGAATTTCTCGGGGCAAGCGGCCGCCCGCGTCGACTTTTGCCGCAGTGCGATGCCACGCATTCGCGCGACCGCCGGGCCTTCCTCGCAACTCTCCATCGCTCGCGCCATCCGAGTCTTTTACCCGCGCCATCGCAGTTGCCACTTCGTTACCCCTTATGCCGTGAGCTACTCGCGCAGTCGCGCGCAGCGCCTTCGCGCCCGCCGCAAACGGTCGAATCAATTGCGCGGCGCTTGCAGTGTTTCTCCCGCCATTTCTTCCATTTCGGCCTGGATTGTCGTTCATTCCGCTCTGAGAGCCGTCAGGATGAGTCTGCCTGTTCGCGGGAGATTCTGTCTCGAGACGCTGATCGTATTTCAGAAATGAAACGTGCGCGGGAAATTGCCAGCCATGACCCGCGGCCATCGCGATGCTCGCAGTCGCCCGCGCGATGCGGGCGCTTTCCCGGACGAAGCCGGCCATCCGCTCAAGCCGGCTGAGCGCGCGCGCCGAATTCACTGCGCCAATCTTCGCCGGCGTGTCGATTGTCCAAAACTGTCTCGTCATCTGATGATTCGCTCTGATGCCGCGATTGAGGGATTGAATCAAGCTCGCGCGGCGTTACGTTCGAATGGGCGGCGTTGAGAAGTGGCGGCCTCGACTCGCAGCGCACGTCCTGCGAGTTCCTTGCCGTTCAACGCCCGCAGCGCAGCCGCAGCGTCGTCCTCATTGGCCATCTCGACAAATCCGAAGCCGCGCGAGCGCCCGTCGAAACGGTCACGCACTATCTCGGCTCGCTGCACTGCGCCGACCTCGGCAAATGCTTCACGCAGATCGCCATCGCCCAGGGAAAAACTCAGGTTCCCTACGAATAGTCTTACTCCCATTGCCTCACCGTCTCGCATCATTAGTCACTTCGCACACTGCGCTATAGTCACAGTAATCAATACTCATGATTCGTCCCCTCCGCCGCGTTCGACGCGCATCCGTTCATACTCCGTCACCGCGTCGAGCCAGTACGACAGCTCCGCAAAATCCATCCCGCTCAGCTCCCGGACTGAGAATCCGGATTGAACGAGGCCTGCGAAGCTCGCTGCGGAGGGCGGTCGAAATTTTCGCCAATCACCTCGTCCTGCAACGCCATCACGTCCGCAAGATCCATTTCGAGTACGTCCTCGTACACGATCTTGCGCCCGTCGACACGGGTCAGCTCGGCGATCAGTGCAAATACCACCGCGCTGTTGTCGCCGCCCTCCGCAGCCCGTTGCGCCCGCATCAGGTCCCGGCCACGGCCTTTGCGCACCTCGGCGCGCGAGCCCGAAGGTAAATCGATGGCCAGGGTATTTTCCTTTTCTTCCGTTTCGGCACCACCGATACGGACTCCATTCACCGTAATTTCATCGGTCTTCATTACTCATCGCCCCTGTCGTTTGAGTTCAATGCAGTCCTGGGTCAGCCGCCGAGATTTGAGCGGAAGGTACTCAGTTGATCGACGCCGCCGACTACGTAGATATTGGCGAATACGTCGTACAAGTATATTTGGACTCCCGCCACGTATAACTCGCAGTGATAGATACTTACTACGGACGTGGTTTCGACCATTTTGTGCTGACGGAAAGTGGGACTTCCGGCATCCTTGAAGATTCCCGTCATCAGGTACACCACCGGGAGCTGCGCACTTCGGCCCTGGCTGGTGTACTGCTCCAGATTCCCGCGGGCCTGGAAGGAATGGGTTTGGAACGGACTGGTTGACATCGTAAGCGTACTCGCGTCGAACGACATCCATTTGATTTTCGACTCGAGCTTGTCCACGCCCGCCCACAGCTCGGCCGTTCCGGCCATCCCCAGGCCCTTGTAGTCAATCATCTTGTGCTTGGGATTGGCGATCTCGATCTCTTCGGCGCGGCCCAGCAGTCCGACGCCGTCGATGTATATATTTGCGTTAGTCAGTGAGTTGATCTGGATATTCATCCTGTTCCCCTGGGATCCGCGCGAGTTACGACGTCGCTCCCGCCGCCACAGTTATCGGGCTGGTCTGTCCGAGCTGCTGCAGCAGCGTCACGTCTATGAATGCCTCGAAGGTGATTCGCTCCGCGGGTGGCGGCGGCATTACGTCGATGTCGAAGACCAGCTGGCCGGCGGCGATCTGCGCGTATGGATTCTCCGCCGGGTCGAAGCTCGCCGCGCCGGCCACCAGTGCGCCGCGCTGAATGAGCGACCTGATGAAAGCGTTGGCACTGGCCAGGATCGCATCGATCAGCGCATTCGATATCGGCTGGTCGATAAACTGGAGCATCGCGAGTTCCAGCGATTCCTCGATCACGTCCATTGTGCGGCGTACCGAGATAAAATTGTGCGGCGCGGTTGATGCCGGGTACTCCGCGCTGCGGTTGCCCCACAGCCGAAGTCCCGTGCCGAATGCGTTGAACACGGTCACGATTCCCGCCGCGTTCAAATTGTTGGTGTCGGACGAGGCGTCGAGAATAGACGCGTAGAGCGTAACGTCCGGCCCGAGCATTCCGTCGATTTGGGTGTTGGATGGCGACCACCAGTAACCCAGCGCCAGGTCCTTGGCCGCGATCGCTCCAGCCACCCACTGTGAATATGGTCCGACCGAGTTCGCGTTGAATTGGGACGGCACCGGCGCGCCTGAAGTGTTGAGCGTGACTCCGGTGGGCACGATTCCCGTGTCGTAGAACGTCTTTTGCGGGTAGCACAGAACTGTTCGGCCACTCGACGTTGCGAAGGCATTGCCCACGACCCCGCGATTGGCTATCGCGGTTGCCACTGGGGTCGAAGGCGGCGAATCGACCAGCGCGATTGCGCGAATCTTGTTGGCCATCGCGTCGATTTCAGTCGCAACCGGGGCGTCCTGCGAGTAACCCGGCGCGATTAGTATCTTGGGAAAGAATCCCATCGTCCCGTAGGTCGTCTGAAATGCCTGCATCCCGGTGTAAACGCCGCCCGTGACTCCCCCAATTATGTCGGCGTCGGCCACCTTCGACGGATCCGCGTAGTCGAATGCGATCAACACGCTGGCGCCGGCGGTAATGTGTCCTCCCGATGCGGTTGGCACGATCGTAACCGCGCCATTCACCGCGTCGAGCGTATAGTCAGTCCCCGCCACATAGGTAGTACCGGCGGGATTACTAGTGACTACCACATTCGACACACCCATGTGGCCAAGGTTGATAGCTCCCTGCGCGTTGAAGGTGAATGCGGTCGCAGATATCGCGGTGAAATGTATGGAGGGATTAAACACGTTGACGACGATCGCCTGTCCCGCTCCCTGCTCCTGAATCGCCGCGAGCGCATACGGGATGGAGTATCCGCGAACTATGGGTCCGAACTTTGCAGCGTCGCGCGCCGACGAGACCAGCGCCGGCGTGTTGGGCGCCACCGCGATCGACGGCGAATCCACCGCCCACGACGGCGCCGTCCCGACCAGTCCAATCACCGCCGACTTGACGACCGTGACCGGGACCGGTCCGTTAGGCACTTCGATTACTTCAACTCCGTGCAAGAAACTGGCTGGCATGTGTCACCTGTTACTCAGTTGGGAAATTACTATTTGTTCCGGCCTAGTTAGTCGGCTCGCTCTGGCCCGTAGCCGCAATAACCTCTTCGGCGTATGTATATGCGATCTGCACCGTCTCGCCGGCAGAAATCGCACCGCCCGCGATCGCCGTGACGATTCCGCCCGCGCGATCGAGCGAGAAGTCCGTGCCCTGGATCAGCGATCCGCCGCCGGGGCCGGTGATGCTCACGGCGAACACGTTGCCCTAGGGAAGCTGAACCTGCAGGTTCGAATTGAAAGTGTACGCGGCCGCGCCAACCGAGATGGAAGTCTGTCCGCCTTCTTCAAGCGCGATGCCCTTGACGAAGAGCGGGAATTCTTCCGCGCGCGAGGCTTCAACTGCCACGGTGCTCAAAGCAAAGGTCGATGCGTAGGTCCACACGCCGCCCTGCTTGTCGCGCTTTACGAATTTTTCACGCACCGGGTACATCTGGCGGCAGCCGGGAATCCGATATCCGGTCAGCGCGGTGCGAATGCCTTCGATGATCGCGTACGCGCCGGGACTTGGCCCCGACGGGTCGCTACCGACCGCCCATCCGAGGTCGCGCGTCATTACTGAGATCTCGAACTCGAGTTTGCGTTCCTGGATTATCGCCGCGGTATCGAGCAACTCGCCGTAGAGCGCGCCGTTATATCTCACCAACGCCGCGCCCACGCGATGGGTCAGGCGCCAGGTCTCGGGCCGATCCGGATAGTGCGCGATTTCGATCGAGCTGATTTGCGAACTGAGCCGATTCACGATTGCGTCTTCGATCGTCGCGATATCGATCGCCGTCGGCGGGGTGAAGACCACGCCGTTCCACGGCGCATCGAGCATGACACCCATCTCAGTAGCCCTTCAGATTGCCGCGGTTGAAGACGCGGGCCGGCGCCTGCACGGTTTCCACGGCGCCTGCCGCTACAGGGGGTTCAACGCCGTCGGCGGAGAGCCCGAGCGTGAGCTCGCCGGCCGCGACTTTGGTGAGCATCGCGACCGCGTCTTCATAACGCGTGCGTGCGTCTTCGAGGTCGTGCAGCGGCCGCAGCGATTGCAGCCGGTACATCGCGATGTCGGTGGTGAGACGGTTGAGAACAGCCGGCGGATCGGTCACCGGCAGGGTGAAGCGCCCCTCGATATATCCGTCGATTTCCGCGGAAGCGTCGGCAAGAGCCTGCGTGATCGGAGCGTCATTTACCGTGGTCGCCGCAGGGTCTTCATTAGTCAGTTGAACAAGGTCTCGATTAGGGTATCGATTGATCATGTCTTGCGCGGTCGCGTAACTCACTGTCGTAACCTCCTCGCATCAGAAGCCTTGATGCTCCTCAAAGGTCTCTCCACGGGCGCGAGGCAAGCGGCCTGCGCCCGTGGAGAGTGGGGACGCACTCCGGCGCCGCGGGCGGGAGGCGGACCCGCGGTGCGCCGGCTCAGGGAAACTGGTTTCATCTCCGCGTCCTTACGCCAGGAACTCACTGACTATGAGGTCCGTGCTGTTGCGCCAGATGTTAGAGGTCGAGACGGTGGCGCTGGCGCCGGTGCCGGCCATGAACTCGGAGTTCAGCAGTTGACGCGCGACTTCTTCGAGCGCCGGCGGCACCAGCAGATACGCGCCGCTGCTGCTCGACAGCGCGCCAAACGGCTGTCCCGCATCGGTTTTGAACGCTCTCATCGCGGCGCGCGCCGCTGCGTAGTTGGCCGGATTGCTGAGATCCGTGTTGCTGGCGTATGCCAACTGCCAGAGTCCGACGCCGGTGTTGGCCCGCCCGTCCACGCCGTAGCGAAACTCGCGCCGGTTGAACACCGCCTCGTCGGTGACGGTATTCATTCGCGTCACTGCGTAATCGCGCCGCAACTGAAAGATGAATGGGCGAATCACCCGCGACGCATCGATTAGGTACCAATACGCACCCGACCCGCTCGAGTTGATATTCGCCGCGGTGGTTCCGCTCTGCCCCATCAGGCCGACCGGATGGCTCGCCGAAAAAAACGGCACCTGGTCGAAGCCGACGACATCGCCTGGATTCGCCACCGCGTCTTTGATCATCGCGAACAGCAGCATGTCCGGATGGACCTTGGTGTCCCATCCAAGCTGCTCGATGATCGGCTCGTACGCGCCGTAGGTATCGTCCTCGATATCGTTGCGATCGATCGCGATCGTATCTTCGAAGTTCCGATTGACTATTGTGTATTCGTGCGTTTCGAGAGCCTGAACAACGCGAGCGCCCAGCCATTCGCGGAACTTGGTAGTGCGGCCGAGCCATGGATACATAGTCTGGCGCGACGCGGAACGCACCACGCTGGTGATCTTTTCGTAGTATGACGGCGGCTTCTCGAACCCGCGCTGGAAGACGACGTCGAAGCCGGTGAACAATGCGGTGAGATTCGCTGCGCTGATTTCCATCTAATTCTTCCTTGTCTTCGTTTTTCGGCCAAGCGTTGTCATCACGCAGCTCCGGCCGCCTGATGCCAGAAATCCACCCACACCTGGCCGCTGGGATCGATCGCAACCACTGTTCCGGCCGCTGCGTATTGCTGCACGGAGGCGCCGCTTGCGCGATCGGCCGCGGTGACGTTGTTGTCGTCGAGCGCAAAGCAGATGAGCCCGACCTGCGCCGCGCCAACCGATCCATCCGTCGCGTAGAGGAACACTCCTTTGCGCGCGGTGATCGAGATCGCGCCGGCGGCGCCTGGATTGTTAATCGCGTTCTGCCCCGGAATTCCGTTGGTCACGTATTCGGCGCGCCCAACGATCTTGAGCGGGTTCGCGACGGTGGTGGTCGCCGACGCCGGCACCGCGTTGCCCGCCGCGTCCAGCGCGACGATCCCGCCCAGGTAGACGTTGGTATTCGTCTCGACCGGGTAAACGCGCATCCTGCCGCCATCGGCCATTTCGGGCGTGTTTCGCGAATTGGTTAGAGCCGCCATCTTTTCACCCTTGTTGATGCGCGCCCGCGGCCGCTTGGGAGCCGCGCGCGGCGCGAGTTAGTCTTGGTTGCTTCTAAAATCGGCGCTGCGGATTTCCGCATTTCGGAGATCGGCGTCGGCGCGTTCGAGGCTCAGGAAGTCCGCGCGTCCGCGCTTGCGCCGGATGAACTCAGAATGCTTGAGGCCGAGCTGCGAGCAGATCGCCAGCTCCGCCGCGTTAAGCACGCCCGCTCGCCGGTCCGCCGGCGGCTCTCCCGCCAGTCCCAGATTCTCGCCGACGATCGACGGCTGCTTGGCGGCGAACGCCTGGAATCCCCGCGCGTCCGCAGCGCGGTACGCGATCGCCCACTCGCGCTGCGCCGGCACGATTTTGCCCGCGCGCATCGCCTCTTCCACCGTATGCGCCGCGCGCTCGCGCGCGCGTTCGGCCTTGAGCGCGTTCAACTCGGTAAGCGCCCGCTCGAACTCCGCGATCGCCACATAATGCGCCGGGTCGTGTGCGTGCACGCCGGCCGCCGGCGCCGCCGCATCCGTGGAGGCCCGCAACTCGCGCACCCTTGCGACGACGTCCGCAACCGTCGCATCGCCGTCGAGGTTCAGCAGCTCGCGCAACTCTTCAGTTGGAAATTCCATGCGTTCGTCCCTCGCGTTTGCGGCCGCCGTGCGCGATGCCGCGATCGCGGTCAGATGAAGGTTTGGATTGTTGGTGAGACCGGCTCGCAACAGCCGGGTCACGATCCCGTCTTTCGGATCGAACTGGAACACGGGCGAGACGTACCGGTACTCGCGCGCCATGATCGAATTCGCCGCCCGCGCCGTCCATTCCACTCGCCCCCACACCGCGCCGTCACGCACCTCGAGCTCGCGAATCCACCCGGCCGCCGGAGCGGGCCGTCCTTCGGGCGCGCCGAAATCCGTGGCATGGTCGTAGTCGATCGGCAGGCCCGCATTCATCTGCAACGCGATTGTCGACTCGATCACCGCGGCCGGATCGTCAAGCCGAAATGGCCCGCGTCCGTCGCGCCCGTAAAAGACCCCGGCCGGCAACAACTCGATCCATTCGGGCGCCGCCGCGACTTTATCCCCCGGCGCCGGCGCGGAGGCAGGCGCACCGGCGGTATCGATCACGAACGAAGGAATCAGTTTGCCCGCCCGCGTCTCGCTTTCACCGCCGGTGCGTGTAATGAGGTCTTCCAT